TTTCTATTTCATCAAGTTTAGCCGAAAAACGATTAAGTCTTTCAAAGGCTCGATCATGATCTTCTTTTAAACCAATTAGTTTTTCTTCAGCTCTTGCCATTGCAACTAAAGCTTCAGATAATTTGTCTACTTTTTGCTCTATTCGAACAAGTCTATCGTCTATATCAGCCATATTATTTACCACGCTTTACACGACCAATAACGAGCTTTGGTCTTTGGTCCTGGATTGTCACAATTATGACGAGCTCTAAATGATTTACGGCGAGCTGGAATATGCTTTTTAATAGTCATATTTGGATCGCCAAAATTAACTTTCTTAACATTACCTGTTGAAGGATCTTTTACAAAGACTTTAGACTTTGCTACGTCACCTTTCATAGGCTTATTCAGAGTAACTTTTCTACCCTGATATTCAGCTTCAAAGACTTTAAATGATTTCATTTCTTTTTGCCTTTTTTATTATCAGGATGTCCTTTACCGCCATCTTTACGAGTGGCCCAAACAGCTCTTTGCTGAGCCATTGAGACATATCCTTCTTGTTTTTCGCCTTTCTTAGCAGAAAGGTATGCTGCAATGGCCATGTCTCTACGTTCTTTATCGTTTTTACCTTTAAACTGTGGAGCGTCTGATTTTTTAAAATCATCAATCCATGCACCCATACCATCAGACACTGAAAGCTTTTCACTAATAGATTCTTTCATTGCTGCTTTACGCAATTCAACTGCTTTTGCAATATTGGCGTTTTTCATCATCCGCTTTGACTCAGCATCATTTGGATTGTCGATAACCATACGTACTGTAGGTTCATCAACATTGCGTTGCTTAACAAACTTTTTATATGTGTCAAACTTTTTAGAATCTACCGCACCACCAAATCTAGATTTCATTGGTTTAGATGTATGCCTAGGTCCCATTTCATTTACTGATTCCATACGGTTCATCTTTGAAAGAGCTTTTGAGTGGTGTGCTTTTTTATTCATTGCTTTAACCATATCAGAGTTTGTTTTAGCGGCTTTCATATCTGCCTTAGCATCTTTTAACCCTTGAGAATGACGTTGATATTCTGACTTATAATTTTCGTCCATTTCTTCTTCATCATCTTCATATTCCCCAGCCATAGTGGAATGCATATCTTTTGCTTTCTGATGAAACTCAGACAATTTATTTTGCATCCACTCAGGAAAATCATTATCACCTTCAACATGCTCCATAATCTCTTCTGCGACATAGCCAATGAACTTAGCTTGACGCATTGCCATCGACTTCTCATCTGGAGAAGGAGGCTCTTTATCGTAATTTTCATTAGCACGTTTACTAATGTCAGCTAATGATTTTTGAGTTGAAGTCATCTTCTTTGGCTTTTTATTTCTAGCCATGTGAGCTGCAAACTTTTTATCGTCTATTTTTGGTGCTGGCATTATTTTACCCTCGCTGCTAGATCTTTATCGGCTTTACCCCAAGTACCGGAAGATTTAGTTACAAATGAATTTACTCTTGCCAATCCCCACTGTTGTGGTGTGGTTCCTGGTCTATGACCGGTCCGCCAAGCAGCTACACCTCTATTGTATACTTTACGTAATACACCAAGAGGCATTCCAGACTTTTCAGCCTTTTTCTTTAATGCAGATGAAGCATCTTCTGAGATATAGCGTTTGAAACCAATCATTTTGTTTCCTTATTTTTTATTTTAGTATCTCTAGTTCTAGCTCTATCCATCATTCTATCGTGCTTCATTTTATCCATTTTCTTTTCACGATCAATTTTCGCTTTTGCTAGATTTACATTATCATTTTCACCAAACATTTGCTTAAACTTTAAAGTATGTTTAGAAGGTTTTGTTTTGGTTGTCTTATCACCAGCTGCTGGCTTATACGCTGCAGGATTATTATCATCCATTTTAGATTGTTTTTTAAACTGACGATCTCTTGAAATTTTCTGCGTTTTTGATAGGCCTGCGTGATACGCTTTAGGTTGAGTACCTTTGCGATCTTTAATATCAGGATCTTGAGGTGATGAAGTAGCTTCAGCCTTTGGCTTTTTCTTAAAAGTTTCTAAGCCTTTTTTATCGTTTGATGCTACACGATCAGCTTTATTTGATTGGACCTGTGCGATGCGTTTAAACGCGCCTTCATCTAAATCGTCAAGAGAAACAGTCATTTCACCTTGTTTTTCAACAGAAAAATCAGCGGTGTCGAAAATAGATTCTTTCATTTCACCTGGAGTTATTTTCTTTGCTTTTTTAGTAGACTCAGGTGTTCCCCATTCAGGCTGATTTTTGTACCAACGATCTGTTGCTTCAGTCATCACACCAATTTTTAAATCTTCAACTTCCCATGATGGTTTAAAGTTTGGATCTAACTTAGATACGCCATCTAACCAGCACCTCCAAGTTTCACCTTTTGATTCTACTACTAAGTAATTTGTTCCAAGATGTTTAATCTTTCCAACAATACCTTTATCTGTGATAACAACTTCCTCACCTACTTCAAAAATATTATCTCGTAAATAAGCTTCTCTTAACTCAGATACTGGTTCTAGTTGAATATGGTTTTTAAATTCTTTTTGTTCTTTTAAACCCATTCCTTTGCGTACATCATTGAATAGACGCTTTGCATCAGGATTTGACATTGCCTTTGGGAGATTTTGTGCAAAAGAAGTAAAGTTGTTATCTTTAGCAAAATTACGTTGTTTAGTTCCTGACGCACCTTCTGCACCCTTAGCATCTGGATCACGCTGACCTGCTGATACTAATTTAATTCCGCCTTCAAAGTTATAAAAGCCGTGACTACCTTGTTTACCGTTATATTTGTTTAAACGAAAATCATATTCAGCAAGTCTATCTGATCCTGCTACCATTACAACTCTAATAAAACCTTCATTATATAATGAAGTAAGAGCATGGAATGGTGTTACTACCTTTTTATTAATCATAACAGATCTAGCATGCTTAGGAAACATTTTTCTTACATGCTTAACTTTATCTGTATATGGCAATGGATTTTCTTTAGGATCATTAGACTGTGATAGAAATATTCTGTATGGATTTTTACCCGCTACAGAAGCCAGTTTATCTAACAATTTTCCATGACCAATAGTTGGAGGATTCATTCTACCAAAGGTAAAATAAACCGTTTTTTCTTCTTCAATTAAAAATTGCTTAAAAGATGTGTGCATTAGTTTCTTCTTTTTGACAACTCAGCTTTACGAACTTGAGGCAACATTTTACGAGCCATTCTATCAATTCTAGATTTCATTTTATCTAGTCTTTTTTCAAGTTCAGCTCTTCTTTGATAAGTCAACTCTGACTTAGGAACATCCTTAGTCAGCTTTTTCAAAATAGCCTCTCTCGCTTTTTTACGAGCTCTTCTTTCTAATTTTTCTTTTGAAGCAATTCTACGAGCAGCTCTTTGTCTTCCTAGTTTAAGTCTAGACTTGTACTTCTTCATCTGTCTTGATTTCGCAAGACGTTGCGGTACAGTTAAAGCTTCTGACGGTTCTCCGCCAATCGTAGTTCTTTTACGCTTTTGCGCTTTATATTTAATTTCTTCTGGTTCGCCGGGTCTATAATCGACGACCATCATATCTTTAAAACCTAACATTTACTTCCTCGTTGGCTTATCCCATCCTTTTAATATATCAGGCGAAAAGTTGTTGTATGAAAATTCTAATCTATCAACAATCTTTACCGCATCACCACCAAGTCTATCAATTGCTACATAACCTTCGTGACCTGTCGTTTTAAATCCTTTTTTGGTTTTAACAAAAGTATTAACTTTGTTTAGTTTATCAAGTATATTTATAAGTTTTAATTTTGCTAAAACTATTACTTTTTGTAAATCGAACATCATTTGTAAACTTTTTTTATTATTTTCTGAGAAAAAGTTTAAAATTACATTTAATTTATCTCTTTGGGTAGACTTTCCTTTTTCTGTTTTACGCTTGGCAATCTCTTTTGCGTAACGTAATCTAATCCAACGAATGAGCATGGATACATGTCGTCCTGTATCTCCAATAACTTGTCCTTTTCTGACGTACTTGTTACCGAATTGCTCAATGAGGCTCTGTAACTCTTCCTGTTGTTCCAACTGTCTGAGAGTAGAACCTGAGATTTTGTTAAAGATTTGACCAGCTTGTGAAAGATATTCATTGACTTCCTCCGTATCACTTTTGCTCATGGTTAATTTAGTCATATCTCTTAGCATAGCATCTTGTGACCAAACATTTTTAGATTTTTTAAATTTACTTACATCAACTCCGTACGAAGCTCGCATAGTTTCGAACGAGTTACCTTTATAGGTTGTATGCCAGACAATACCAATTTTTGCTGACTTAACTTCTCTAGCTGCATCTGTATCTGCAGGAATCGCATATACAATAGTATTTGGGTGAAAGGTAACATATTTCTGACCTTTAATGTTTTTAGTAGTTATGTCTCCAGGCCCATATAAAAAGTCACCTTGCACGACACCTTTGATACCCAAGGCAGGTAACTCTCGCAAAGCGACTTTGAGCTTGTCAGCAAGATCACCACTTGTATCAGCATCAACGTCAGCAGGAGTCTTGTAGACCTTGGGATTCTTGTTAAAAATGCCTTTTTTGGCAACAAAGAAACGTCCGTCATTAGGATCAGTGCCTGCAAAAATAGCAGGAGCGCCATCCCATTTAACACTAACATTACCATCTTTAACACCACCTAACATATCTCTTAATGATCGTAAAGCCATAATAGCTTGACGTGTGCCATTTACTCCACCATAGATAACTTTATCTTCAATGTGAGTCATATGTGTATTCTTATTCTCAGTAATATGCGTTTTAAAATTTTCCATAGAAGTATACTACCACATTTCTTTCTATTTGTAAACCATTAATTATCTACTAATAAAATATCAAACGCAGCGGTTATGCGTTTGTTATTGGAGCGCATTGATGCTCTTATATCAATATCTGTTTTTTCTGGAATTGATGGTGGTGTTGTAAAAGTGTAATCGTATTGACCGCCGCGAAGTTGTAATTCAAATGAGTGCGCAACTCTAAATGCACTAGTACCAAAATAACGGACCATCATCAAACCACTAGCATCGGTGTCACTTGATCCCGTGGTGGTTCCGTGTAACAAATAACCTGTCTTTCCAGCAGGTATCGTATATACTGCCATTAGCGTTTGTCCAAATCCGGCAGTAATTCTAGCAACAGTAGTTCCACCTACAGAGCCCGCTTCAATATCTATATTAGCAGCATTCGTAACTGCTCCACTAATAAATGCTCTATTTACTCTTGTAAATAATTGTGTCCCAACCTGATCAGCGCCGGTAATTGTAATAGTTTCTTCAGCAAAATTATAATTGTCATCAAGTCCTTGAATTGTTACATCTATTCCATTATCAGCTACGTCATTTCTTTCAACATTTACTACACTGCCTGAGCCTAATGCATCCCATGGATACAAAGTATCATTAACATCCCATATAGATCCAGCCGCACCACTACTCATACTTGGTACAGCGCCAAATTTATGGTTAAAACTATATCCTTCAATTAATCCCTGGGCGACTTCTAAATAAAAAGGTTTATTAGAACCAACTGAAGATTGTGTATTGATATTAGTAACAGGCAATGGATGATCGCTGTCAACTACCGTGCCATCTCTATCAACCGATAACATCTGTACTTCATAGATGTCATTATTACCTCTATGGAAATTTCTTCTTCTTTTAACGCTATATTGTACCATATCTAAATCTCTTCAGCGTTTTTGGATCTAGCGCTTGCCTTTGGAAAAACTCCCACTCTGGCATTATTAACAGTTACTCCTGCAACTTTAGAACCTCTATCACTTGTAAATCTTGCATACAATATTGCATCATATTCATTCCCTTTTGGAATGTTCCCATTTGTATCTTGGTGTCTAGATTGTATAGAATAAACTTTGCCGGTTTTAACAACTTTCATAGGACCTTGATGAAATTCATCTACATTATTTCTTCCACGTTTGCCGCCATAATCTACACCCCATACTGATTGATTAATAAGTTTTTTATCTTTACACCATCTCCATGCGGATGTACCTCTTTGCATACCGTCTGGATATTTTTTAGCTAGAGCTAACATAAATTCTTTAACTTCAGAATTATTTGCAAAAACTTTATGAGTAAGTCCACCATATTGTTGGAAGTCTTTTGCAGTTGAACCATCTTTATGTGATAGCCAAGCTACTTCATTACCTGCAGCATCTACCAAATGAAAATCAGATTTTGGAGTTCCTGGTGTAGATTGAACTCCAGCAACCATTACTGTCTTTTTACCAACTTTCATAGGAAGAACTGATAGACCATCTCTAACCATTGCGTTTTCTATTTCTTTACGCAATCCTGAAAGTTCTCTATCTTCTGCGGCGGTGCCTGAGCCTACACCTTTACCACCAAATTCTGGAGTTTTATAAAAATCATGAGGGTATTTTAAATTAATGGATTTACCTTTGTCAGTTTTACCTTTCATATTTTTGCTAAATCCTTTTGAAGGCATTTCAGCTTTCAAAGTTTCCGTATCAGGTTCAGTAATAATAACTGCACCTTTTTTAGTAGCAAAATATTCTTTATCGTCTATTTTTTTGATAAATGCTAAAAGACGATCTCCACCTCTTTTGGTGAGATCGTTGTGTTTTAAGTCAGCATAGACTTTTTCCGATAAAAATGTTTTAAATCTCATCATGGCCCAACTCTTAAGTTAATTTTATAGTATTTATATAAGTTGGTCGGGGTGGCAGGATTCGAACCTGCGGTCTCTCGGTCCCAAACCGAGCGCTTTACCAGACTAAGCTACACCCCGAAAAAATAGGCGCCGGAGCGCCGAGTTGGGGAAGTAAGAGTTAATGCATTAGATGCGACGGTAAATATACGCATCCATGTAATCAGCAAAAGGAAGAGGTAATGAATGAAGATAGTTACGATTTCCACGACGTCGTGGTCCACGACCTTGACACTTTACATAATAACGATAATCATATCCAAGCTTTTTCAAATCTTTATTTAAGTTGGTAACCATCTTACGAATTTGAGAAAGTTCTTTTTGATCTTGCTCACTGAAATCAAATGTTCCAATATAAGCATCAGTACGTGGTTTGCTAGTATCAATCTTCATGTCTTTTCCTTCATTTGATATAACTATCTTACCATAAAAAAAGAGGGTTGTAAACCCCCTTTTTTCACTTTTTTGCATTTTTTTTATTATTATGTAAGCAATTAAGCAGCGTTGGCGAATTCAACCGCTTTTTCCGCTGCTTTAACTTTACGTAACTGATTACCACCAAACCATTGGCTATGTAAGCGATTTTCAGCATTACGACCTTGAACATGGTCAGTGTGGTAAGTAACTGAGTTAAATGCTTGCCACCATGTGCCAGCACCGTACTCAGCACCTGGCTGAGTATCCAAAACTTCATAGCACTGACGAGCAGCACGGCTTAGATCTTCAACTGTATTGACTGGTGCTTTTTCAGTCTTACGTGAAGTATTAGGGAATACCTCATTGTAGTACTGAATAAGTGACTCAGCTGTGAACTTACGAGAGCCTAGGAATTGAGCCATTTCTTTATATTGTGCAAACTTCTCATGTGCAAGACCGAGTGTTTCTTTTACTTGCTCAGCATCAAACTCGGTACGGTGACCAACTTTAACTGCTCGCTGAGCTTGTTGGCTTAATGATAAAGTCAAAGTGTTACTACAAACAACACGAATAGGAGTAAATCGAATGTCAATTGACTTACCATATTGATGAGGATTTGAGAAAAGAAGATAAGACTCTACAGTATCTTCACCAAAAATGTCAAATGACTCTTTGATTTTTGCGAGAGACCAGACCATTTGCCCACCTTTAAGTGAACCAGCTGTGTGCATTTCCATATCACCAGCAGCAACATACTCTGCAAAGAATTCAAAAGCTTCTTCGTTTTGCACTGGATTCCAATCAGTACCTACAACATCTAGAACTTTATTGTCAGATGTACGAACTAAAGCTTGTTTCTGACCAACAGGAACACCTGCAGTAGTTACAATCTTTTGTTTTTCAACGGTCCAGTCAAGACCCGCTTTTTGCATCATTTGAACTGGTGTCAAATCGTTTGAAACCTGAACTCCAAGGCCGTGCCAAGGGACATCACCGGCATATGCCATTTGAGCTTGACCGTTGATGATTTCTACTTCATGTGCCATAATATAATCTCCATTCATTTGATAAGACTATACTACCATAAAACAAATCAATTGTAAACCCCTAAAATGCATTTATTTGCATTTTTTTCAAATTAATTGTAACCTAAAACGGCAACTTGTTCTAATTCTCTTTCTTCCCAAGCTTTTTCAAAATCTTCTGAACAATATCGGAGTCTTTCATGATTGCCCCATAACCTTTTTAAATACGAATCTGAAATTCTTTTTACTTCATTTTCAGAATAATTAGGATTAATAAGATGTCCTTTAACTGCGTAATGAAGTTCATTTGCAAACTTGTATTCTTTATCGGTCATGTTCAATCTCCTCTATAACTATATAAAATTATTTATGTAGCTACAGTAATAATGTTATCGGTAACACTAAAATTTATTTTCTTCTTCGTCTTTTGTTTTGTACTGCCATTCGTCAGTATGACCAACAGACCATTTAGGTTCTGTTTCAACCGCGTAATTTTGTGTACAAACTTTAAAGTCTGGTCTTTCTAATTTATCAGGTGTTAAGGAGCTATCTCTCCAGAGAACCCGGTTATTAGGCTGCGCAGCGAATTGACCATTGTCGAGTCTAATAACATTAAATGATTTGTGCTCAGGGTCGTGTTCTGAGAAGTTGGTGTTAAGGACGGAAGTATCCCTGTGACAATTATCGATTGTGAATTCGTATTCTCCGGCGTGCATATGTCTGTCTTTCCCAAAGAATTCGCATCTTGACAAGATTGGCTTTTGGACCACAGTGATGTCGTAGTCGAAGCAATCCCATAACTGGAGAACATCAAGAGGAAGGAGCTCACCATGATCAGTTTTCCAAACGAAAGCAGATATTGGTAATTTATCATAGAGAGCTCCATAATCTGTGAGTAGTGTTTCAAAATATAATGCTTTATATTGTACACTTTTTACGCTTATCCAAATTCCAGGTGTAAATTCACCGTGGCCTTTTTCCAAATCATAAAGATATTCTTTTCTAACAAAAACATTAATAGGTGGCAAAGGGTGCACCAAAAAAGCCATAATTATCCTTTTTTAATTACTGTCCATGCACCATAAACAATTGCTGCTCCTGCAGCAATTTTTGCAAATGGCTGTGCAAAAAGAACTAAAACACCAAGAGCAATAAGTGATGCCCCGTCAAGAGTTGTTCTTTCTTTTAGTCTTTTTCTAATCCATTTCATTTTATTTTTCCTTTTGAAAAATTATTCTGCTGCTGCTTCTACTTCTGCAGGAGCCATCCAAGTAGTATAACCATACCATGCTGCGGCTGCAGCTACTACAATTACAACTGCTGTGATTAATTTTTTCATTTTTCTAATTCCTCTATTCTTTTTTCGAGAGTGTCGATTTTTTTAGTAATTTTAGGATACTTTTTTCTCCAAGCATCCTCCGGTTGCTCTAACCATGTCCAACCTAAACGCTCAATCAAATAATCAAGTGTTAAATCAAGTTTTGCGTATGCCCAAAGTCCTGCTTTTGTTTCTTTAAAATAAGCTAAAAAAGCAGCACCTGCAACAGATCCGGCTATTGCTGTATATATCCACAAAGTATCATCAAACATTCTTGATAACATTTCCATTGCTTATTCTCCTTTGAATGCATTTACTAAATCAGGGCCAAATGCTGAGGCTCCCCATAAAATAGCAATCATAGCAATCAATCCAATTAAAACCCATTTCATTTTAAAATCATCTACTACCATTTTCATTGCAATAAGTTCATTTCCTAGCACTCTTATTGCTAATTCAAATTTTCCTTCTGGAGTATCGTTTGGTAACTTATCAGCCATTGTTTTTCTCCGTGTATTTACAGTAGTGATCCATTCCATGATCATATGCACCATCAAAAGGTGTGCCTTTTTTCCAAGCAGTCACTCTACCTCTCCACTGATCTTTTAATCTTTGCCAGTAGGTAAGGGATCTAATATTTCCGTAGTAATTGATATAACGGGAGGGAGAATGATGTTTGTATCCAAGGATGGCAAAAGGAACTTTTGGTACAATATCGTTATTATTAACGTGACGATAATGAGGAATATGAGAAAAACTTTTAACAAATTTTCTAGTCCCTGCTCTTGGTGATCCATAGGTATAGAATGCATCAGGTAAAATTCTACTTGCAGCTATTGTTGCCATAGCACCGCCAAGTGAATGTCCTGTGATGAATACTTTTCTTTCTTTTTTATGTTGATCAAGAAGTTTTACTATCTCATCCCAAATTTTATTTACTTCTTCTTGAAATCCATTATGAACAAAACCAGAACCATTTTGTGCTCTATCTGGAAGAGCATTTAAATCTGCCTTTATGTCAGAAAATTCTGAAGGTTCAGTACCTCTAAAACATATTGTCAATTCTTCTTTATTCCAAACTACATGACACTGTGCACCATCATTTTCAATAAATTTATGATAGCTATATCCTAATTCTTTATATTTAGGCTTAGCTTCTTTTCCATCTTCATAAGCGATATGTGCCATAAGTGCCATTTTATGACAATTTTCTATCATAACTTTCCCCTTTATTCTTCATATTTATTTGGGTTTAACATCTGGTCCCATTGCGGACCAACATTTTCCCAATAAGAAGTACTAGCTGGAAGCAATTTTATGCATCCTATAATCAAAGCTAATACAAATAACATAACAAAATATTTCATTTCAATTCCTTTAATTAGATAATGGATTATCTAGAGCTTCTTGTAATCTTTCACTTATATCTTTATCTAGCTGTTTCATATCTGCTCTAATGTCTTTATCAGTTTGTCTAACGCCACTTTCTACTTCTCTAATAGAAGCTGTTACATCTTTCTGCAACTGATTCATCTCATTTCTTATGCCTTCGAGAGTATCTCCAATTGATCCCTGAGTCTGTTTAATTCTAGCTTCAGAATCTTCTAAATTTGTACTAATCCTATCTCTTAAATTAGCCATAGTGTCTTGATTATCTTTTAAAGTTAATCTTAAACGCTCTTCAAAAGTATCAAGCTTTTCATATACATCACTACGTAAAGACCTAACAGTTTCTTCTGCTTTTTGAACTTGACTTTCTAATACTCTTACTGTGGCTTCTACTCTAGATACATCGTTAGCTAAATCTTTTCTAATTTCTACAGTGTAGTTTATTGCATCATTTAATTTTTGCAATTGTAATTCATTGGCTGCTTGTATTTCTTGAATGTCTATGTTTTGAATAATTTCTTTCATATCCATGTAGTCTTTGTAGAACTCAAAACCTCCCCATGCAGCTCCACCAAGGGTTGACAAAGCTGTTAAGATGGCAAACATTTTTCCACCTTTAAATGTCATTCCAGCGAATTCTACTTCAGCCATTTTAATCTCCTATAAAAAACTCGTATCCTAAAACTACTCCACCACGTCCAGAACTTTCTTCATAAGTTGGCATAATAAAATAGTTATCATAATTAAGTTTAAGCATTGGTTTAATTGTATCTGCTTTATCATATCCATCAACTAGTCCTATTTCAGTTGAAACATTTTCTGATAAATCAAATCTAAATCCAGCATAAGCACTGAAATTGTTTATACTATTATAATATAACCCACTTACATAGTTTCCACACTCAACTTTTACATTAGGATGAACTTCATTATATTCTTCTGCTAATCCAACATGTAATGATAGTGCAGCGCCGATCAAAAAATTACACATATCATTTAGTCCTCAAATTGTAACTCTCTTAGTCTTTTAATTTCAGCTTCTAATTTAACAACTTCCAATTGTTTTTTTCTCAATTCTAAGTCGTATAATCTACTGCAATCGACTCTATTGTGAACACGTTTTCCTAATGGTATTATGATTCTTGCATATACACCAACGTCTCCACTTTTAGTGTCATTGAAGTAATTATTTATAGCATCATATTCGCCCTTACTAATGATACCGGTAACACCAAATTCCAAATTTGTTGCTGAGCCTATAGCATTAGAACAATCTAAATCCCCTGCTCTAAATTTATCTGATTGGTAAGATCCTGGTGCGCCTGGAAGCGCTAAATTTAAAGAACTCGAATCAGCCCAGGATGCTGAAACGTAAACTAATAGACATAATAATAATGCTAAGCTATAAAAAAATCTCATAATTTATCTCACTTTACTTTTGAGCAAATCCTTGACTTTACTCCTGTTGATAATACATCTTCTTTTAATTGCTTAGAACTTGTGCAAATATATTTTACTTTAATTAAATCCGCTTCACGTATATACACTTCAAAAGTTTTATGTTCAAGATAACCAACTTTAATAATTCTATCTGCAGATGCAAATGGAAGACCATTAAACTCTTCATCAAAAACTTCTATTTCATAATATTCAACATCATTTCTTCTATTCCAAAGATGCATTCTTGTCATACTGACACCAGTTACATAAGAAGGAACTAATTCTGGATATGTAGGTGTCAATTCATGGGCTGCAGCACTAGATGTAAAAAGTGCTGCAGCTAATATTAATCTTATCATAATAAATTAAGCCTTTTATTTAGCGATGCAAAGAGCAACAACGTTTGCTTTATATTCACCGCCAGGCAAAGATTTATCAACACCATAAGTAACGTTTGATGTTACTTTAAACCAAGTTGTTCCTGCTGCTGTTAAATCATATTCGGTATGATTATCATATTCAACTTTTGCTGTTTCGTATCCAGTCATACCTGTTGCATCTGATACAGCTGAAACTTCCACTTCACCGTCCCATGTTAATGAGTCAGTTAGTGTTGGTGCAGTTGTAAAAGATGTTGGCCACGAAATTTTAGCTTTATAATAATCAGCAATGGATACATCATAACGAATAATTGGATGTACACCACCATCTGCTGGTAAAGTGCTAAGTTCATCTGGATTAGGGTTACCATATACACCCGCAACATCAGTATACACTGAGCATTTTGATGAAACATTTCCAGAAATCGGCGATTCGTTTGCAAAAGATGCAGTAGCCAACAACACAGCGCCGAGGGTTGTTATAGATTTGAACATTTTTATCTCCTTGTTCTAATCATATTGAGAGCGCACCATTTCTTTATGTTTAGCATCAGATGCTAAATTACTCAATGCTCTTTTATTATCAGGGATGTTTGTGTCTTCAAGTTTTATGGTTTCATCATATGAACCACCCTGAATTTCTACTTTATAATATGATTCAATTTTTTGAACTTGAGCAAGTTGAATTAAAATTCCATCTTGATCAGGTCCAGCAAGAGCGTCTAATGTATTCTGACCGCCTAACTCTTTTTCTAAATCTTCTTCACTTTCTTTTTTTTCTTCAATATCGGTTTCTTCTTCAAGATCAACTTCTTTATTTAATTGAGCTTGAACCCATTCATCATAAAAAGGATCGTCAATACTAGGTTGTTCCATTGACTGTAAGTATTTATATAATGCGTCTTGAAATCCAGGGCAAGCTGGATCTAGTAATGGAGATATAGAACATATCATTAGCTGATCATTAATATCTAACTTATAATTATAAGTTACTATTGCATCACTTATTGTCCCATCTCCTTCTACAGCAATTTCACCATCTCCCCATCTTGTTGAATCTGTATAAGGAAATCTAAAATACTTTTGAATAGCACCACCAGGAGAGCCGGACCAATCATCAGTCTCTTCAAAAACGTATCCTCCATTTACTGGATCTTCATTTCTAATATGAACTTTGCCATCGGTGTTTGGATCTTTTTCTATTCTATAACGATAAGCTAATCCGCCAATTTCTAATGTCACCCAAGGCTGAGAAGCATCAGGGACAACTGTACCCATAGACCAATTTAAACCTTGGGCTGCGGCATTAGGTGAAACGCCATATGTTATATCAGAGTAGCAATAAGAGAAGGAGGCTACCCACAGCACCAATGCCGTAAACAGTCGATTTATCATCTTTATCCATATTTTTAAAGGGGTTTTTACTTACATTCTTTTTTGGCTGCTCTTCTTTATTCGCCATCCATGCAGCTTTTGCTTCACTTCCAATTAATCCATCATATGGACAAGGTGTACCAGCATTCATCATAGCATCAAAGACTCTTTCATCTTGACACATTACAGACACTGCTGCAACCTTCATACCCATATCGTATAAAGTTTTTGCATTTTTTAATTTTTCACAATTCATATCTCTTACAGTTTTACCCGCTGAGATACCTAAAATTTGTGTTTGCACAGCACCAGCAACTCCAACTGTACATAAGTCAGAATTGGACGTGTTAATTGATGGTGATATTGCAGATGGTGGAGGTGATTCAACTTTAGTATTTGAATTAGTATTTGAATCAATAACACTCTCATTATAGTTTTCTGTAACTATTGTGTTATCTGTAGTAGTCGCTGCTTCCTCTTGAGCAAACGATAAATTAGCAACAAAAATCAATGTTACTAGTAATCCTAGTTTTTTTAACATATTATACCTCGTTATTATGTTAACATATTATTTTAATAACAAAGTAAACAGTCAATCAATCAGATAATATCTATTTATAATTCTTGTTTTTTCTCAATCCAAGAAATGCATTTTGCATCAGTAACTTTATATTTTCTCATTAGTTCTGGAGCATTAACCATTGTAGCTAATTTTCCATTTATAGCTGCCCAACAAATTTCTTCACTGGGATATTTCCATTCTGCGTTTATTATTTGACAATTTTCATATGTATGAGGTTCGTCTTGTAAGCACAGCATTATTGCTGCAGTAAATAGCATATCAGTTCTCCTTATAAAAAGGGGAGCTAACCGTGGCTCCCCGCGCGTCCATTACGGAACGACCCGATATACTTTATTTATATAGTAATTAGAACTTAAAGCTAATGCCAACTTCTACGTCTGACATGTCTTCTGTCTCAAAGTTGTAGCCTGTTTCAACAAATGCTGTTGATGTTAGACCCATAAGACCTAGACCATATTCTACACCTAAGTCTAGAGTTGGTAGTTCATCATTGTTTAGTGTGAACTCATCGTTGTATAGAACGAAGTCCATTTCGGCAGAAACGCCAAAACCAGCGATGTCATAGCCAAGACCTGGTGTCAATGTTGATGTCATTGTTTCAGTGTCTACATTGTAACGATTTTCTAGTTCCGCGCCAATTGAAATGCCTGTTGCGCCGATTTCTGCTGCTGATACTGCGGCTGTTGTTGTAATAAGTGCTGCTGCTGCGATTGCTGCGATTTTCATTTTATTTTCCCTTGTTTAAAAAATTAAAGTGCCACTTTTCTGTTGCTAAGCAAGTGGCCAGCTCCCTGTGTTTATGCTGCTAGAGCAAAACCAGATGGTGCAAAGTTATCGTTTGCATTTGTGTTTTGTAGACTGGCCCATATGTCGAAACCTATTTCGCCCCCATAAAAACACACTTATCTAAATGTGTTTATGGTGGAGGCGTCCGGTACCGCCCCGGAGTCCATATAAACGTTATAACGTCCACGAGTATATTTAACCACATTTACGCAAAAATGTAAATAGGCTAAACTGATTTTATTTAAGTGTGACTTTTTTGTTACAGCTCTTCGTCATGAACATATAACTGAATCAAAGCATAGTGTAACACTTTCATTAAGTCTTTACGGGCATCTGCACGAGTACCTTTTTTACCGTAACGTTGTGCGTACTTCAATACGTTACCGATACAAAAGCCAGTGCCATGACCTCCGTCAATAATAAATTCAGTTGCTTGAAATTTATCTTTAGCATAGTGTTGACCATATGTGCTATCAATATATGCTTTGAACTCTTCAATTAGAGCTCCTTCATTAAACTTATAATCTATTTTATTTGCCAATTCAAATGTGTTAGTTTTTAGATCTACTACTACGTCTATTTCGTGTTCTTTTGCCATAACCTAATCTCTTCATTATTTCCATACGTTCATTATCTGTGTATGAAGTCCATTGTGTAATTTCATCTATAGTACGTTTACAACCTAAACATGTTCGTGTTTCTTTATCTATCTTACATACTGACACGCAAGGAGTAACATACATGTATATCATCAATCTATGCTATAGAACAAATGATTCCCAATCACCTTTGTCAAGTTATATGAATCTGCCCAATACGGATTCACATAGTTAGCATGATAAAATTCAGCACCATGTGTTGGATCTGTAACGTTACCAATCATAACATCTCTGGCTATAACTTTAGCTTTTTGCCATGATTTATCTTCATTCGGAGTGTGATCTTTAATGGTATGAGTCCAGCTAAATTGTTTATTCTGATAAACAACTTCACAAATAGTATTAGGCCATGATTCATGATTAACACGATTTAATGTTACGTGAGCAACACCAATCTGGCCTTCTACTCTTTCTCCTCTAGCTTCATGGTAAATGTTTAAAGCTAAACACTCATGTTCCTTTGGATCCAATTCAGGTAAAGACATCATCGATGCAACAACTAATGTTCCAAGTCCAGCCATAGTTAACATTCCACTTGCTATAGTTACAATTCGTTTCATTGGTATTTATAACCCTTTATCTTGTAATTATACTACCACATTTCTTTTCAATTGTAAACCATTTTATGCAATATTTTCTAATTTTTTTATGCCTATGCACCAGTTTTCAGCTGCATCATTTACATAATGAATAGATTTTTCTGGAAAATCTTCAATAAAAAACATCTTGCCGTTATTATCAAAATATTTGATGTATGCCATTTCTTCTTTAAAGTCCATATGAACTTCACAATAGCCTTTACCAATTTCAGAATAATACGTACTTAGTTTTCTTCCCATTTAATCCTCCACAAAATCTTTAACCTTAGGATAAATTCTAGCTATAGCTTCGGCCACGGCTTTCGCGAGTTCCATATGCTCAAGCTGTGTTCCGTTTGCTGAACGAAGTTCAATGTAGTGAATCCAACTTCGAATAGTCCCATTGACGTATAGTCTTGATGGTGTGTTCCCTTCAGGGAGCACTGCTCTTGCTTGTTCTTTTGCGATTCCATTTTCAATTGCCCAATTATATGCTTTCATTGCAGCGTTCCATACTAAACGCTGATGTGTTTCCCATGACTGATGTAGACTTACGTCATCATGGATAATGCTATTTTGACGATTCTTTGGATCCTGCAAACGCGCTTTACGAATTACAACAGAATCATCAAGATCGCGGATGTCAGCATACCGCTGAGAAAACTCTTGGAATGAGAATGATCTATGACGGAGGAGTTGTCTTGCAATATCTCTTGTTGTTTCGATTTCGATGCAGGCTGATGCCATTTCGAACGGTGACCAGTGCTTGTGTTCGATGAGGTAGTCAAGTAGCTTTCCCGTTGTCTTGGTGTTAGCTTGGTTCTTTGGGTTGGAGACACGGGCACAATACGCGATGAGATCTTGGATGTTGTCGAGGCCCATGATTCCTGGTTCACCTGAGTGTATATGGGGAAAAGGTTGTGAGTATGAGATGAGACGTGCATGCATTAAGATTTTCCCTGGCCACGATATTTTTTATAACTACGACGTTTGCTTTTATTCATAGAAGATGTTTTAATGTTTCTACGACCAATGCTGGTTTTCTTATAGTTTCTATTCATAGTTTAAATCCTTCGAATTTATTTCCAATTTCAGTTTTATCAAATGTTGGTGTGTCATCAATTAAAGTTTGTTCACCTTCATTCACATCGTATAGTTTCATTTTAGATCGGTCTACTCCTATTACAAATCTCTTTTTATATGTTGGATCATTGTATCTATTTTTTAATTGTTTAACAGCAATCTGACCCATACCTTCAAGTTCTTCAGTTGAAATCAACGCAAACATAAGATCAGCTGTTGCTGGTAATCCAAATGATTCAGATGTATCTTCTAAACCTACGTCTGAATTTCCATAACCAGAACGTGTAGTTTGTGTTGCTGAGACAATAGGGACATCAAATTCTACAGCCAAGCCACGAATTTCTTCAGCAATAGCTTTAATATAGTTATAAGAGTTAATAGATCCTCCCATACCTTTCATTCTACTTGAAGCGCAGATATTTAGATAATCAATGTAAATAATGTGTGGTTCAAATGATCGTTTTAATTTAAGCTCATTGAGCAGTGACCTGAAGTGTGCTGCATTGGCCTGGCCAGTTGGATATTCTTTAATAATAAGTTTACCATTTGTGCGTTTTGATAGTCCATGTACACGATCTGCAAACATATCTTTACTTAAATTCGCGATTTGATCTATTGGTAAATCAAGTAAGTTAGCATCAATACGTTCAGCTATACGTTCTTCTGCCATTTCCATTGTAAGGTATAAAACGTTTTTACCATCTGCTAGATTTGAAGCAGCACAATGACACATAAACAAAGATTTACCAACCCCAGTACCAGCAAGGCAAATATTAAGAGTTTTATTCGGGAGACCTCCCTTCGTAATTTTGTTAAAATAGTCAAGGTCAAAAGGAAGTCTTTCTTCGTCTCGGTGGTAGAATTCATATCGCTCTTCAAAGTTTTCAATATAGTCGTGACCAATGTTCGTGTCGAACGAGACTCCGAGCGCTTTCGTAAGTATATCCGGTAAGGCATTTTTCGTTAAGTTCTGGTGTTTGCCATCAATAATTGTGATTGATTCCATTACGGCATTATATAATGCTCTATCTTGGCACCACTTTTCAGTTGTATCAAGCAACCATTGTTGGTCTACAGTCTCACCATCAAAAAGTTGAGGTATGATTTCAACAGCGTGACGATATTGCTCTTCATTAAATGAATCACTTTGATCTAATTCAATTTTAAATGATTCACTTGTTGGAAGCTTATTGTATTTTCCTACAAACTTTCCAACTTCTTTAAATAGTTTTTGGTATGTACCTTCAAAATAGTCTGGCCGAATGAACGGCAAGACTTTTCTCATAAATTCTTCATTAGTAATGATATTTTTAATAATTGTTTGTTCGATATTAGTCGACATCAACTTCCTTTGAAACTAATTCATTATTACTTATAGCGTTTTCGATAATTTGAAGAAGCAAATCACCTACAACTTCTTGTAATACTGGATTTTCAGGAAATGCTTCTGGATCTGGAGTTTCAATAACATCAAAATTAAAAGACATCTCCATTCCATCTTCATTAATATCATTTTCATTAAATCGAATAGTGCCATATTGCACGACTGTTTCAGTAAATTGTCCTGTTAAAATTCTAACACACCATGCTTCATCATCAGTGTTAGGTGCTGGAACAAATTCATAATCTGTATTTTCTTTAAACATCTTCAATTACAATCTCATCCATTGATACTTGTTCTTTGTGGCCAATTGAATATTGCTTTTTTACAAACTCTTTAAAATCAGTATTTGCAAAAACTGGTTCCCAAAATTCGTGTTCTAAAGTTTGATCATACCTAACCTTGCCACCAATTTCACCTGTCTCCATATCAACCGTTGCATACCAGCCATTGGAAGGCTTAACAACGTACCCACCAGCAAGAGCCACGTCAAGCAGGCCAGAATAACTGCGAACACCACCGTCCCAGGAAACAGTAATAGGAATTTTAGACTTTTCTTTAACATATCTACTCTTCTCAACATTAATAACAAAGTGATAGCCTTGGATTTCTGTACCTTTTTTATCTTGTTGTCTACCTAGAATCCAAATGTTGTCAGCAGAATAATAAATGCCTGTACCACCGCCAACAATATCTTTAGGGAATAAACCAATCTCTTTGTAAGTATGGTTGACCGCAAGCATAGGAATATCCTTCATTGCAAGATATGGTGTAGCCATACGGAATAAACCTTTTAATGCTTTTGCTCGAGACATGTCTGCAACTGATTTTTCATTCAGTGCGTCTTCCATTTCTTTTTTCGAAGCAAGGTTACCAATACTATCAATGACAACAATTACCTTATCTCCACGGTCAAGGTTTTCAAGCTGACCAATCATATCAAATTTTAATTCTTCTACATTTGTAATTGGTGTATGAAGAACACGTGATGTATCAATTTCAAATTGTTCAAAGTAAGCTTGAGGTGAACCAAATTCAGAATCATAAAATAACATTACTGAATCAGGATATTTTCTCATATATGCTCCAGCCATAAGCAAAGCAAATGAGGTTTTAAAATGTTTGGATGGACCCGCTAAGACTGTAAGTCCGGGTGTAAGTCCGCCATCCACGGAGCCAGACAATGCCACGTTTACCATTGGCACGTCGGTTGGAACCATATCTTTTTCAGTAAAGAATTTTGATTCCGAAAGAATTTCTGTGTTTTTTAACTTAGAATTCTTTTTAAGTTTGTCCATAATTGACATAACTGTCTCCTTTGTTATGGATATATTCTACCATATAATATATTGATTGTAAACTAAAAAAACGCTTCAAGTGTTGATGGTGCTGGTTCTGACCAGAATTTTTTTGTTTTATTATCTTGTATAGCAAATTGAGATTCAATAGTTTTACAATCTCCACTTAAAAAGTCTTTTACGTTTTCTGCCATGTCCATTGCTGTAGTAACAGGAACATTTTGACAAATCATATTAACATTTTTCTTTCCACCAATAAGCTGGAAATCTTTTGGCATTTTCATAATTGATAATGCTTCACGTACATTAATGTAACGATCTTGATCTGGGTGTGTAAGTTCAATTGGAAAGTGGCCAACAAACGCGCCAATAAAATTCTTACCAATTTCTGTAGTCTTCCGCATGATGTTTCCACCTGCTTTTAATTTATCTCCCATTCTACGACACTTACGTGCATGATTTTCGTATCCTTTTGAATCCATCCACTTTGCAACATCGTGATAATTGATTCCTTTGTCTTCAATATAGTGCAAAGGATTAGTAGTCTTCTCAATCATATTAAAGAAATCCATATGAGATATTCCTCCATGTATTTCTTCTAAAACATATTCATAAAAAGGTTCTTTAGACGGAATCTTTTCATTAGCACGAAGTTCAAACATTTCGTCAAGTTCATTAGTAGCAGCATTACGAATAGTGTCCTCAATTTTTTCATGAGGTCTATTATAATATTCAAATACTGGAACATGGTTACCTTTCCAAAAGAAATAAAAAGTACGATCTCTAACTTGACTTAAACCATGAAGAATAGACTTAGTTTTATAAATGCTAAAAGTGTATCCATTATTACGAGCAAGATCTCTTAATTGAGCTACAACCTTTTCTCCCATTTTACTTGCTAATCTTGGTGCATTCTCTCCCCAGAATACTGTTGGCCTAACTTGTTCAATGACATAGTGTGCGGATTTAACCATCCAGTCATTAGTGCTGCTATCAGAGCTGCTGCTAGGAGAAAGGGAAGACAAACCAGCACAAGGGCAAACAGTGTTGACAACATCCACACTATGAGGTGCAACATGCCCCATATCAAGTTTAAGATAAGGAACGCTATTATCATAGTAATTAAGAAGTTGCCTATCATTCGCTTCAAAGTCCGTGTAAGATAAGATGTACTCGGGACGTTTCCCGAATACATTGTTCATTGCTATTGTTTCCCCACCAATAAGTGGAACTATGCTTGCGTAATTAACCATATTTCACGTTCTGAGCTAGTTCACGTTCGTCTTTATCATATTCTTTACGATATTCATTATTGACATCGATTACTTTTTCCAAAACTGAAAACGTTTCAGCAAAGTTCGCAAACGCTGAAGTGTCTTTTGGAAAACAGGCGCCTCCGTAACCCCGCTTACCGTCAAAGCCAGGTACACGAGTATGGCTCCCACCAATACGAGGATCACCGCTGATTGCATTAATAATATGTCCAAAGTTGCCTCCAAAATTATCTACTACATCGTAGAATTGATTGAACCACAAAACCTTTGTTGCTAAGAAACAGTTGATTCCATACTTAACAAAGCTAGCATCTGTAGCTGACATATGATGAACTGGACAAGGTTTGCATAAGCTATATTGATTATATATCTCTTCTAACCTTTCAGTTGCTTCTTTGTATCCACCAAAAATATGCATTTTTGGGTTTACAAAATCTTCACATGCATTCTTTTCTGTAAGGAACTCAGGATTATAGACGATACGATTACGACAGCTTCCACTTGTTAGAGTATCAATAACATCAGGTGTTACTGTTGACTTAATAACAATAATACCTGATTGTCTTTGTGATAGCTCATTAACAGTGTCAACCACAATTGAACAATCAATCTCACCGTTTTCACCCATAGGCGTTGGTACACATACAAATGTAACGTCTTCATTTAATTTAATATCTGATAGTGAAACACCATAGATCGGATCCACGATTTGTTTTACTGCACTGCTGAATCCATAATCCACAGCTTTGCCAACAAATCCGTGGCCAACAATTGTCATCTTCATTAGTTAACTCCATAATAACCTTTGTACCAAGTCACAAATTCACGTACTCCTTCTTTTACAGAAGTTGTAGGTTTGTAACCTAACGCTTGTAATTTAGTAGTGTCAGACCACGTCTCAGGGACATCTGCAGGGTGTTTAGGAGCCAAAATACGTTCTGCTTTACGATCAAGATTTGCTTCAATTTCATTTACAAACTCGAGCAAATCTACTTGTTGGCCATATCCAATATTGTAAATCTCATGCCAAGAATCATTGTCGTTCACTGCTTTATCTACTACTAATTCTATACCATTTACAATGTCTTGTACATAGGTAAAATCACGTTTCATATCACCAAAATTATAAAGTGTGATTGGCTCATTATTTACGATACCATCAGTGAATTTAAATAAAGCCATGTCTGGACGACCATACGGTCCATACACAGTAAAGAAACGCAGGCCGGCTGATCGGCTTAATCGTGAGTGTCCAAACTGACACTCATTTGCTCGTTTAGACCAACCATATGGGTTGTTTTGCATATCTGGTCTATCATGCTCATTCCAAGGCAATGGCTGACCATGCATAACACATGAACTTGAAGCGTATACAACTGGAACATCATATTCCTCAGCTGCTTCAATCAATCTTTGAGTACCAGTAATGTTAGTATCAATATATGGTTGTGGTTCTTCAAGAGCATGTCTTGGATTAGCATATGCCGCAAGATGAAGCATAACATCTACATCTTGTAACATTTTATGTTCTTTAATTTTATTATCTTGAATATCACAGTAAATAGTTTCTACGCCATAATCATCTTGTAGAATACGAGCTCGTTCATTTTTTAAACTAACATCGTAATAATCGTTAAAGTTATCTACTCCGACAACAGTATGCCCTTTTGAAGCAAAGTGTTTAGCAGAGTGGAAGCCTATCATGCCGGCTTGGCCAGTAATTAAAATTTTCATCCGAAAAATTCCTCGAGTCCTTGTGGTTGGTTGCTAGTAGTGTTCAAAGCGAGATCAACAATTTCGTTCACAACTGTCTCACCGTCTGAGTGTTGCTTCCAAAATTCAAATGCCATCTCTCTCCAATCATCTCTCATCGCAGGATCATTTTTAAGTTTAATCATAAGTTGTTGGCACTCTTCAAAGTTAGTATAGTCAACACCAATAGTGCCAGAGTTTTTGCATTGACTAATAGGATCACCCTGTACTGGGTGAATTACGTTATCACAGAAATGTTTATGGAACAATGGAACTGTACCTGATGCGATACACTCAGCATGGCAGTTCTCAATATTATTTCCATATGTTTCTGCTTTTAAATGATAAAGATCTGAGCCAAAGGCTGAACGAGCCATACGCATCATTGCTTCATCATTAATATATTGTGGATAAAGATAAGCACCTTTGTTTACTTCTTCTTTACCATATAAGTCAGGTGTAAACTTGACTTCATTAAATTGTTTTTCTGGTCGGAAATAATTTTCTACAATACGACGATCTATAGGCTTTTCAGCTTTATTATCACGATACAAAACAAGAGGATATTGAATTGAAGCTTCTAATCCTTCTAGTACTGTGATGAATCCATTCTCCATCAAAGCGTCTTGGTGGAAATCAATCATAAGACTTGGACCTTTCCACATTGCTGTGCGGCCAATCCAACGTACCACATTATCTTGTTGTTCTTCAATAGGACGCCAGTACTTTTGACGATGACCGTCATAATCAAATCCTAAACCCATCTTTGTAAGCGGGGTTTGAATTTTATTTTTACGCATGAATTTACAGAAATCATTTTCCATGCTATGCGTCATAATCACATCAACATTTTCACACACTTCTTTTAGATTAGCATTACGTGCAATGGATGCTGCTTTATGGTCAACATTAATAAATGCTTTACGAATTTTTAGACGTTGAAGGAACGGGATAAAATTATCTTGGCAATCTTGAGGATGTCCTTTAGATGGAACAGAATAAATAACTACTAAATCATAGTTATTATTAATAACATCTGCAGTAATCTCCCATTCAGTGCCCATCATAAATTGTTTTTCTTGGATCTCTAATCCTTTAGCACGACCCCACTTTTTATCATAAGCAGAAAAAATATCTGCATCTGTAACCTTTTGCATTTGAATAGCGCACTGAGTTACTCCACATCCTTCAGTTCCACGACCGAGGACGATTGCAATTCTAGTCATATAATTATCCTTAATTACGCATATGTATTTATGATTTTATAACTATATTCTATCATAAAATAATAGCTTTGTAAACTATTTTTTCCAAAATTCTATAACACTTTGTTATTTAAGATTGATGTTAACAAAATCATATTTTACTCCAGCTTCATGAAAAAATACTTTTGAATAGTTCCAAGATTCTTTCCAATGTTCTTTAATTTCTTGTTCCGGCATAACTACTCGTTTAATTCCAACCTGTATTACACCTTTAGCACATTCAGAACATACTGGTAAACCAGTTACATATAGTGTTGCGCCATCAAGAGAAACACCATTATATGTAGCGTTATAAATTAAGTTTTGTTCAGCGTGTACAATATATTTGTACTTAATTTCTCTATCATTTAGTCTAGCACCTCCATCAAAAATGCCTCTAGGAAATCCGTTATAGCCTTGTGATAATACTTGACCTTTTGATCCAACAGCAACAGCGCCTATTTTAGATGATGGGTCTTTAGACCAAGTGCTTACTTCCTTAGCAAGATTTAAGTAACGAACATCCCATTTACTCACTATCTTTTCCAATCATGTTTTGTTGAATATCATAAACTTTTTCTTTTTCTATCATGTCTATAATTAGATTAGTGATGTCGATATCTTTTTTTATAAAAAACATTTTTTGTTGTAGCTTTTCTAATTCAGCTTGATAATATTCTAATTCTTTTTCTTTACGAAGTTTTGTTTCTAGAATATCTGTGATAAGTATAAGATTACTCATTATTTCACCAAATTAAAGTGTCTTTCATAAACGTGAAGATTTTGTACCTGCCAAATCATCATGCCAGGATCAATTACTCTACCATTATCATATCTATCAAGATTATTAAAATCCCAACATAACTTTTTCATAACATGTAATTGCCATGCATAATCATTTTTATAACCAAACACAACATCGTTCGATCTCATTTGAACTACACAATGAAGTAAACCATCACGAATGTAGTAAGTGACAGCGTTAGTACAAATAAAATCTGATTTTCCATGTTCGCTAAATTCCATCCAAATTGAAGGTCTTTGATAAATCATTGATGCGCGGCGACCGTCAGGGTTTGCTAACAGTTCATCAAGAACCATGCCGTATTGATTAAAGTACTTATCAGAAAAAATTAAGTGGCCATAATTTGAATTAATTTCACCATGAGAATTTGCTGAGTATAACCATGCTGCGGGAGGAGGTCTTAGTTCACCGTAAATATCTTGAATATTTGTTGATTCGCTTTCATACCACAAGATTTCTTGAGTAATATAATCAGTGTTTGGTATACCAAAGATCGCTTCCTCATCAGCAAGAAAACTTGCACCAATTAATTCAATTGTTTTTTGACCAGTTTTATCAATAGTAAACGCTTCATCAGCTAATTCGCTTTTAAAATATTCACGAATATCTTTTACGCTATGTTGAATCATGTTTTTGTAACTCTCTTTCAAATACTCTTTCACGTAAACCAGAAGAAGAAAATCTATGATCTCTCTTGTTGAAGTAAAGTTGAATATTTCTTCGGCGACATTCGTCTTTACCAGTGAAATCTTTATCTTTATATTCATCCCCTAGGATACGTACATCAATAGGATACATGTTTATTATATCAAGTAAATCAGGTTCTGTACAATAAACAATGATCTCATCAACATATTTTACTGCTGCAAGTTGCGTATATCTTTCAACAATAGTTTGAATAGGTTGGTTTTTATCTGGTCGATCAACTGACGGATCTACTTGCAAAGCGCAGATAAGATAATCACAATTTTCTTTCGCTTCTCTTAACATTGCGATATGACCTGCATGTAAGAGATCAAATGTTGATGCGGTTAGTCCAACTTTCATGCGTGACCTACTGTTTCTCTTTTAATATCATTATGATTAAATTCAGCCCAATACAATTCAAAGGCAACACCATCTTCTAGACATTCAAACTGATGATAAACACCCGGTTTGACCTTTGTATATTGTCCTGGTTCTAGAATAGTTTCATCAACTAGATCGTAATCGTTTTGCCATACACGAATAAGCATACGTCCTTCTTCAACATAAAATCCATTCCATTTAAATTCATGACAATGCTTAGAACAAACACCGCCTTTATTCATTTCAATTCTATGAAATTCCAAAACACCATTCATTTCTAATTGTTCTGTCATTCCCCATACTTTACCGGCTTTCATTTGTTTTCCTTTCTATTATCCCATGGCGCAGTTTCATAACACCCAGCTGGAATTGTATCTTTGTAATTCACCCATGCTCTCATACCAACTCCAGAAATTTCTATGCCTGCATTTTCAAATGGCATTTCACGAGGTTTTCCGAAGCAACTATTTAAGCTTTGGCCTGGTACTCTATAACGTGGATTGTGTTTGAGAAAGTCTCTTAGTTCAGCAAGTTCCGCTTTGCGAACTGCTTGTCTATATTCTGCGTGGCAACTTGCGGCGGCATTCCAATCTGC